AGAAACCTTTAGGATTTTTTTCAGCTTGTATTTTCATGTCCCAGCGAATCTCATCTACACTTTTATCAGTCTTAACACCTAGTACCTTAGCGTAACCTACAAGCTCATTTAAAGGCATTTTAAGAGCAGTTTGCACAGCATCCATAACATCAGCTACCTGAGCTATTTTATCTTGTGCATTCTTCTCGTTATCTTTTACGTTAAATAAAATGCTTTTAGATTTTATTCTGTGAGGATTACTACCGTTAGCGTTACAAGTATCTAAGTATTTTTTAAGAGTAGGGTTAGTGTGGTCTACAAAAAGAAAACCGTTATTAAAAGATATAGGTTCTCTCATTTTAGCTGTCTCTGGTTGTTCATCTGCAAATATAGATGACTCGCCAGGAACGTATCTAATCTTTTTGTTTTCTCCTGTCTCAGGATCAAATATAATATCCTCAGCTTTTAGTAAAGATACAATAGGATATTGAGGCATACCATTTTTTCTTTTAGCTTTTGGAACAAGCTGATAAACAGTAGCCTTGTAATCTTTTTTCTTATTAGTAAATTGAGGAGTGAATTTTTTTTCTACTACGGGAGCTTTAGCTTCGACCTTAGTAGACGTAGGAGGCGTAACAGCCTTACGTGTTTTTGTTGGTGTCATAATAATTATTTTCTAAAATTAACTTAAAGTTTATAAAAGGAGGGGATTGCTCCCCTCCAGTAATATAATCAACTATTGCTGTCTACTAAGCGTCAGATCCAATAGTATGAGTAGTAACATGTCGTCTAACTTGTGCTCCTGTTACGCTATCAACAGGTTGAGAATAACCACTAGTTACAAAATCAAATTTTATAACTGGTCCAGCAGAAACTGAGTTCATAGAAGCCCAAAGGTCCTCTACTACTGCAGCTTCTTTCCCAGAAGTACAAGTAAGTCTAACAAATGCTTGCTCCATGATTTCAGTAGCAGAACCACCAAAACCTTGTTCAAACTTTGTTCCACTTTGAAAGTAGATGTAAACTAAACCACTACCATTATTTTCTGCTGCGATTGAGCTAATGTTTTTAGCAGGAAACGCTGCTAAATCTATATTAGCACCATCATCAGCATTAGTAACAGAGTTTGCGTCTACTGCAGCGATGTGAAACATTAATAATTTATCTCCAAAAATTTGTGCCATTTTCTTATGTTTTTATATATTAATAATTATGATTTTTTGAACAATAAGAAACGGTTAGGAGCAAATCCTTCAAAACCACGTTCAGTACGGTAGTGACATCGTAATTCGTCAACCTCACTAGTTTTGTTTTGTAGAATAGCACCACCAGTTAACCAGTGCTCCATTTCACGAGAGTATCCGTTAGCTGCTTTATACCGCATTCTTAACGAAGGAATCTTTTCACCAGATTTAGCATCACGTTGTGAATCCATAGGAATACACATTCCGTAACCATTGTATTTAAATCCAGCAGCACCTAACAAGTCAGGACGGTTAAATAGGTCGTAAGTCTTCTTGTGGAAAGTATAACCACCACGAGAGAACGAGTTGAAACCTAAGTTCAACGCCATGTCTTTGTTATTAGCGAAAGTACCATAGTTAGCACCACCTGCAGCATAAGCTCCTTGTGCGGCTAATAGGTCATCAATATCTAAAGATAAATTGATACCAGCGTAAAGAGCCATCTCTTTTGCACCTCTGTACTTGTCTAAAGACTTAACAGCAGCATCAAAGTCAGCCATAGTAATTGCTGAAGAACCAAGATCCATAGATTGACCTTTGTTTTCCATAAATCCTAAAAGACCTTCTGTAGTGTGTACAGTATTAATGTTAGACGATGATCCATCTTCAGCACCATCAGCATTAGATAGAGTGCCGTCACCAGCCTGACCTACAATCATTGCAAGTTCAGAGTAGTCCATAAATCTCTGGTGAGTATCAGCCTCACCTTGTAAGTACCATAAGTAACCAGTACCTGACTTAGGAGAGTTTACCTTTACGTAGATAGCATTAGTCGCTTCAGAACCTGAAACTACAAATGAATCTTTGATAATTTGACACTTGTTAGAGTAGTGGTGAACCTTAGGTGTAAGACCTCCTGGTTGACCTGTTTGCTCTGCGTAAGCGTTACCTACGACAGCAAACTCAGTATCAGTAGCTCCAGCTAAGTTACCATCAGATACATTTTTAAGAACTATCTCATCTGGTGAAGTAGAATCTTTAGTGACATAGTACATAGTTCCTGAAGCACCTAATAATAAGTCCCCATCACGAGCAGCACCTTGCTTATCTGCGTCAGAGTTTCCTCCATCAGTATCAGTGGCGTCTATAATATAAACACCAGATCCTGATGTACTTGCTGTAAAAACATTGTGAAGAAAAGTTTCTTCGTAGTGTTCAAAAAGTCGGTTTGTTGTTTCTTTTTTATTACCCAACAATTCCATTAATCCAGTAATCCCTTGATTACCATATCGTTTTACTAGTTGCTCATCAACATCACGCTTATGAAAAGCTGCCGCAGTATCCCCTGAAGCAATTAAGTCAGAAGAAGACACATAGTTTGATGTTGTTGCAACTGCTGAACTAGATGGTGTTGCCACCATTCCATCAGCTATACTTACTGTTGCCATTTTTTATATTTTTAAATAAATAATAATTAATTTTTTAACCAAGTATTTGTCGTCTCAACATATCGAGAGTTGACTCTTGTTTCTGAGGAGCCTCTTGTTTATCTTGTGTAAACGAAGGGTTCTTAATCTCATTAATTACGCTTTCTGTTCCTTTGCTTCTGTACTGATTAGCGACACCTCGAACAATCTTATCCATATTGTTTAAGATATACATATCAGTATTAAGAGCATCAAAGTCCCAGTTGCCACTTTCATCGACATACTTATTAAAGAAGTTTTCTAGGTCAGAGTTATAATTTTTAATCTCGTTACGAGCTTCGTCATCAAGATTGTAAACATACTCCTCACCTTGGTCATTCATTGCAAATGATAAACCCTCAAGGTCATCGACCTCAGATTCCATTTGACCTAACCACTCACCTCTTTCTTGTTCAGATATACCAGGATCTGCAGCCTCAGTTGGCATAGCGTACTCCTCTTTAACCTGATTAAAGTAGTCTCTAGCTTCTCTAGCGTCCTTCATGAGTTGAACCTTACCAGCGTTGGTTTCCCTATCACTATAAGCCTCTTTGTCTGTTTTGTACGTTGTCGCCATATAATCACTTAACTCTGCATCAGTTAAGTTTGGATTATCTAATCGTAGATACTCCTTCATTAAAGCGTCATCAGACACGTTGCTTAAATCAACCGTTTGAGTGTTAAAGTAATCTTGAACTGTACGACCAGTGTTTTTAACGTACTCATTAATAACTTGAAGCTGCTCGCTAGCAAAGTCATTGCTTTCTGTTTGTTCACCCGTTGTGCCAAAATCATCAAATGATGATATGTCTCGCCCAAGCTTTTCGCTAAGGTATTGTAAGACAATTTCGTCATCACTGATTTCTTCACCCTCTTCAGATTGACTAGTTTGAGGTTGTTCCTCAACGTTAGTAGTTTCCTCAGTATTTAAAGAACTCTCTCCTGTCAAGTCTATAACGTTAGATTGCTCCTCTGTTACAGGTTGCTCTGACTCGACTGCTTGGTTTTCATCACCAGTCAAGTCAACGATATTTTGTTTAGATTCAGATTGTACAACCTCTCCTCCAAACTGTTTTACTAATTCATCTCTTATATCCATTGTCTTAAATTTAACTTAGTTATTTTCGCAAATATAAACTATTTTATAATAATTACAAATTATTGAGGTACATTTTGTTCTTCACCTAAAGGACCTCTATTCCCTTGTCTTTGTTCAATCATTTGAGATTGATTCATGGCAGACTGCTGTTGAACTTCTTTTCTTACTCCACCTTGTATAGTTGCAGCACCTTCTTTACCAAGATTACCAAGCTCTATCTCTCTTAGTCTTCTTTGATGTTGTGCTTGCTCAAACTGCTCTTTAAGTTGATAATCAAGTTGCTTTAACTGCATTTCTGCTTGAGCCTTAGCTTGAACACGAGCTTGTTCTATCTGCATTTCAGATTGTAGCTCTTGTTGTTTTAATTGTGCAGCTTGTTGTGCTGACTGCTGTTGCAACTGAGCATTCTGTTCAGAAGCTTGCTTTGCTTGAGCCTGTTGCTCTTCCTGGTATTTTTTTCTTCTTAAGATAAGCATCTGATTAGCCATCTTAATATTCTTAATAGAACGAATCATTATTACGTCCTCAAGCCTAAGTTCTTTTTGAGCTAAAGAAACTTGAATGTTTTGCTCCATCATTTGTTTTTCCTCTTCACTAGGAGCAACATCTAAAGTTATACCAAACTCATGTATAGACATTTTTTTCATCATATCTATACTATACATAGCTGTATCACCTATAACGTTAGTATACATTTTATGTAAGCCTTTAAAATTAATTAAATCTTGCATTCTTAAAGTAATACTTTGAGATATACGTCTTGTAACGTTAAGATAAGCATCGTTAACATCTCTAGTGGCGTTATTAGAAGCTAGTAAAGATAACTTTTGAACTCCAACTAAAGCTTCACTAGATGGTTTAGAGGCATCTCTTGCTTCGTTAACACCTGTTACGTCACGAATCATTTGCATGTTATGATTGTAGACACCTATAAGTGTTCCAAAATCTCTACCTATACCGTTTTCTAATTCTTGTATTGGCATAGCTCCAGTCATTTGACCTTCATCATCTATACGTCTATAATATATATTACCAGTTTGATCATATATCTCCTGAAGTTCCATAGGGGTAAAAGTACCACCATCTCCTTTAGAGACGTTCTCTAACGACCCAATTTCAAAAGCAGCACCCTTAGGCCTAGCCTTAGCAAGAACTTGTTGTATTTTAAGATGAGCTAATTGTATCTGGTCAGCAAAAGGAATCATTCTATCTACTAAAGAACGACTCTTCATTTTGTATAGGTTTGGCTGATAAACTATATACGACAATCTTGTTTCAGATAAGTTAGACTTAGGTCTAGGCATATCTTTCATCATACCATAATTAAATATGTAATCAGTACCTACAATATATTTTCCTTTATATACAACTTTTACGGTTTGACCTATATCTTCTCTTTTAGTTTTAGAGTTTTTAGGTTTTTTATAATTAGATGGTTTTTTATTTACAGAGTAACCACCAAACTTGTTTTCTTTCTTTTCGTATTTTAAAGAGTGACTAGTAATAAACTCAGCGTCTAATACGTTAACACTAAACTTGTCATAGTCGTAAGTTTCGTTACCATTTTCATAATAAGCCTGAGTACCATAGTTAGATGGGTTATTGTTTTTACCAGCATACTCACTAGCTATCTTAATATAATCATCTTCACTAAACTCATTACCAGCTTGCATTTTTAAATCAGCAATAGTCATAGAGTAAATCTCACCTGCGTGACGTATGTTTTTAAAGTCTGACTTAGCAGAAAAAGAAGTAATAAGGTTTGCAGGGTCTACGTGTCTTATCTTAACGCCCTCTGTTTTTGATAAGTCTGTTTTAGCAGCACATAGACCTAAAACAACTAAATCACGAATCATATATCTTTTAACCTCGTCATAGTCGTTAATATCTAAAGTATACTCTATAGCTTTTTCTAGTGCTATTTCTACGTTTTGTTTATAGTTAAGAGCCATAAACATTTCCACTTCTTCAGAACTTTCAGCAACAAATTCTTTTGGTGCTAAATCTAAACCTGTCTGGTCCTCTAAACCTTGAAGAAAATCTTTAGTTAGCATGTTTCCATACATTTTCTTTTTCTTCTCCATTCTTTCGTTAGCAGCAACAGGGTCTGTAGTTTTAGCTTTTATATCGTAATCCTGCGTAACCATACCGTTAACAATAACGTCAACAAATTTTGGAACTATTGATACAGGAGTAAAGTCTATATTAAGGTAAGATGTATCACCTTGAACGTCAAGTAAATCTTTATATTTACCAACATCTTGATTGCCCTCAGCATAAGACTTATTACGATTATATCGCATCTTACGATCTCTAAAATAAACATCACCATTGTTATGCCACTCGTAATACATAGTCTTAAAATACTCAAGACCATACTCGTTGGTGGCTTTTTCCTCGTTAGTTGCTAGGGGTGATGGATACCCATTTAATTTCTTTTTATTATTGCCGTACATCATGCCTTTATTTGTTTGCTAAACATCCCTTTGTTATTATATCTTTTAACTAAAGGAGATGATACCTTTAATTCTTTTTTAGGTTTTATGTATTTCTGTGACGCTAGTAAAGCTAGTGATGACGATATACTAGCATCGTACTTTGTTCTATTATCTATCTCGAACCTACTCCAATCATCAAGAAGTGTGTTAAAGTAACATCTTCCAATTTCCCCTGTATCAACGTTATAACCAACATGGTCATATATATATGTTGCTATAGCCTCTGCCTGAGCATTTATAACTGCAGCACCTGAACCAGGTATACCCTTTGTCTTTTGTTTTCCTCTACTCCACTCTGTATGAGTCATATCTGGTCTATCCATTAAGTATTCGTAGTATCCTCTGTTTTCAAAATACTTTAATATTCCTACTTTATTATTCTCTACTAATATTTGACAACCATAGAATACACACATCTTAATCATGTCTTCGTAAAATATCTCCGCTTTAGGAGGTCTATTAATATACTCACACACAAACTGCATAGACGCATCGCTTGCCATACTAAACTTATGGAATACATGAGCAGCAGCATCAGACCTTCTACCATCCGTAGTGGTATCATGATCATAAGGGTCACATCCTGCAACCAAAGCATCTGATCTACCAGGGAACTTTTTGTTATACCTAGATGTAATAACATTTTGGTTTTGAACCTCTGGAACCCAAGTAATTTCCCATTTACCCTTTCTATGAGGTATCCATATAACCTCGCTATCTTGTACGCCATTCTTCCAAACAAACTCACCCCTTGTTGTAGGACTATTATTAACCTCGTTGTAATCCATCTGCTGATAGATTCTTTCGACATCAAATATACAACTTTGTGTGTCATTTCTAAACGCCTCTTCTACAGTAAATGGAAACTGACGTTTAAACTCAGATAAAGCAGTTGTGTCATTCTTAAGTGCATCTCTTCTATTTTGTATATAATCTCTAGCTCCAATATCAATCATCATATCATCAATACCCATAACTGGATTATCAGGTGTATCTATAACACTGTACCCATACTCATCTATAAATCCTTCTAGGTTATCAAAAGCAGGTATAAATAGTTTATACAAGCCACTTTTAGTTCTCCCATTAAGGTCTTTTTCTTCCATACTAGAATCGTAGAATATATCCTTAAACTCTGCACCACCATCTTGTTGCTTGTTAGCAGTAGAGCCCATCATACACTTTCCTACAACTTTTCTACCAAGAAGTAAACAAGTTTGAGTTACACCCCAATTTTTCTTTATAGAGTTTTGACCTGTCCACTTACCTGCTTCATCATGAACTAGAAGTTTAAGCTTCATACCATCATAACTGTTATCAGCAGTATTCTTCCAATCTATAATAGAATTAAGTGCTTCAGACTTTTCTATATGCTTTTGATTCTTAGTAATCTTTTTAGCAGGCTCCCTAAAAGCAAGCTCTACACGAGGATTACTAGAACCATCTTGTATAGGTTGAAAAAAGAATGGGTAGTTTCTGTATATACGAACTACCTTATCAGTAAACATTGTCTTAGCATCAGCACCTGTTTTAGATAACAAACCAAAATTACTGTCATACATTTGTGTAGCTTGATTTACTATTTCACTACTTGCTATGTATGAAAAACCACTACGTCTGTTTTTAAGAAAACACATGCCGTATGAGTTTTTATCGTTTTTACACGCTTCCCAAAAAATAAAGAACGTTCTATTGGCATCCCTATAATCAGGGTAACCAATATCTATTTTACTCCACTGAAGAAACATATAATGAGACCCAGTAACATAAGTTGGAACACCATTATTATAAAACCATAAACCATCCTTTCTTCTTCTAAACTCTTCATCTATATAGTCTACATAATCTGTAGCGTTCTCCCTTGTTAATCCTTTAGGTAAACCTTGCCTAGTCCATTTTTGTTTCTTCTTAGGCAAGTCGTGGTATAGTATATCTTTTTTATATTTAGGCTTCTTAGGGAGAACTATCTTCAAGTTATCAAACTCTAAGACGTCCCCTTTGTTACCCTCTGTAAGATATATCATATCACTTTTTTGCATACCTTTCAGCGAAAGACCCTTTAAAGTCTTTCTTTTCTTCTATTAAAGACTCTCCTTCCTTGATTCTATCTTCAAGGTTCTTTATACCTAAAAGAATTTCTTGACAGTCCTCGAAGCATTCTCTTTTTGCTTTTATAGCCTGTCTTCTCTTAGCGTCATCTTCTTCTATTAAAGGTTTGCTAATTTCTTCTATAAGAAGGTCTATAGCTCCTTTACTTGCTTCTATTAACTTCTCTAAAGTCTCAAGAGCATAGTTTTTATTCTTACTCTCCATATACAGCTAGAACATCAAAGTTACGCATACGAAGAAGTTTTCTACCATCTATATCCATGTCGTACTCAGAGTTCTCACTCCACATTACCCTATCCCCTTCTTTAACCCCTTGGTCTTTCATCCAGTCATTAATAATAACTGCACGACCATGAAGCTCCGACTCAGATGCTGAACTCTCTAGGAATATTCCAGACTCAGATTGCTCTGGCTCTTTCATTTCTTGCTCCATAAAGTTCCATACTCCTACAGGAATGTACTCTTCGCCTCTTTGTATAAGATATATCTGCTCTGAAAAAGCTTGATATATATTATTTTTATCGGCATGTTTAACAAGGTTTACAGGTGTTGCTATAAAATGGTGAAACCAAACTTTATCACCTTCCTGTATTCCTGTCTCTTTAGTGTCCTGCATTGGTGTTTTATGCACCGTACCATATTGTCTTGCTAATTTCATAGGGTCATAAGAGGTATCTCTATATAACTCTTTACCATTTAACATTATGGTATCTTCTGTTTCTTTTTCTACCTCTATCCAGTAGACATCTTTAATTGGCTTCATCTTTACTTATATTTAAATTTACTCTTTACTTAACCTCGTACTCTTCTTCTAGTACTGCAGTGTTGTACTCTATAGCTGTAGGTTGAGAAAAAAACCTTTTCCAAGGTCTTGAAAACTCTTCTACATCTTTCTTTACATAAACATCGTACACCACTTGTTGATGTTTATACCACGCTGCCTCATCTTGTATTATGGCTGTGACTTCTAGAGAACCTCCAAGCATCTTTTGACCTACCTGATAAGTCAAGCCTTGCTTTAAGTCCCCTATTGTTATTTTTCTTATAATAGGGTTTATTGCTTCCATATTTCTTTAATTTAATTATAGAGTTAATGATCTTGAAATTTTTATACTACCCACATTTAAACTCTTAGCAGAGGTTGTTAAAGTTCTAACACCCACCATTGGAATGAAATCTATAGCGTCTGTAAGTGCTGCAGACTTAATATTTGCATTACTCTGTGTTGAACCACCAGCAATAACTCCAGTAGGTAAAGTTGCTAATCCTTTTTTAACGTTATTAACAAATACAGTAGCTTTTCTATCAGCATCTATTATAAATCTTAAATTGTAAGGAACATTCTCCTCTACATTAATACCCAAGTTAGTTACGTAATGAAGGCCAGCTATACTATGAACAAAATGAAGGTTTGCATTTGTAGTCAATGACCCTAAGTCATCATTAGTTGAAGCTAAAAAATAAACTGAATCTGCATCTGTATCAAAAGCAGGGTCTACTGTTAATTTCATTCCTGCAAAAAATGCAGTATTACTAAAAGATGAAGGTAACATTACATTAGCAGAAAACTCTATCTCGTGATCAGTACCAAAGTTTACAGCAGACCAAGCAGATGAATCAATACCCCCAGGCATTTCAGTAGTAGCATCTCTTGGAATTAAAACTGTAGAATCGTTATCTGAAGTTAAGGTTGTTATAGTAATTCCAGGGTAGTTAGCTACTCTAGTGGCAGTACCAACATTAGTTCCTGTTAAAATAAAATTCTGATTAGGAGTTATGTACGGGTCTATTATAAAGAATAATTTAAATACACCTGCAGCTACATCTGTACCGTTAGTACCAATTCTAACCTTACAGGAACCATCAGCTACATCATGAACCATAATATTAACCATAGCGTTATCAGCAACAGTTCCAGCCTCATTTATATTAACTAAAACTTGTGAGTTAGCACCATATATATGATCGTTATTAAAAGTAAACTCAACAGTGTCTGTAGCAGCTAAATCATGAGACTGCATTGTAATTAATCCAAACTTAGCGTTTAAAGTTACCGCAGTTGTTGCGTTAGTTGATTGAGAAACAGATGGTAAACTTTGAGATGGAACTTTTTCAAAATACTCCTCTAACTTGTATCTAGTATCAAAACCATTTACATTTCCAGAAACATTTAAGTTACCAGAGCTATCTAGTCTTAAAGATTCAGTACCACCTGTAAGCACAACAAAAGAATCAGCACTATGGTCATAAGCAATTTTACCTGCATCATTATCACCTTCGTCTCCAAAACAAATGCTACCAACTGAACTTCCCCCAGATAATATAGATATACCTGAATCAGAAGACCCTTCAAAAACACCTTCATTAGCAGAAGTACTTGCTGAAACTGATCCAGCAGATGTTGACAGAACATGAAGCATACCATTTTGAGTGTTCCCTCCTGTTCCAATTCCAACAAGTAAAAATTCAGCTCTAGTTGTAGACAACTTCATAGCAGTAGATATACCACCACCTGTTTGAACATCCCTTAAAGCTTCATTAGATATTTCACTTGGTGTTTGAAGTATTCTTTGATACGTCTTAGATATAGATTTACCTCTTAATGTACTCATTTTATTTTTTCTTTATTTTCTCTATAGACCTACCCGCAAAGTAAGCTCCATACACTGTTATTAATAAGGTTTGATATATAGGAATATAACTCTCTTGAATAGTAAATCCCCCTACATTCCCATCAAACACTGACAAAATTACAAAAATTGCTGTTAAAAAGATACATACTAGAGGTCTAATGTTTTTAGAAAGCCAATTATCAGACTTCATATCAGCCTCCCAACGCCTTGTAACTTGTTCCTGAGCTTGAGCTTCAGCTTTCACAAGAACTTCCTCCATAGCTTGTTTAGCAGCTAAGCGTTCTTCCTCTGATGTAGATAAATTATCTACAACGTTGCCAAGTTTCTCAATTACTCCACCACCTAAAAAATTTAACAGCTTACTCATACCTCTGCAAATTTATACTTAGTTCTCTCTTTATTATCTTTGTAAGCCTCAAGAACTTCACTTCTGTTGCTGTTTTTCTTTAAAGATATATGTATCCAAGAGAAATCAAACTCGTTTATCATTTGGTCAAACTCTAAACCTGAATTTAAAATCCAGTCATAGATAATCTTGTTGTTCATTTTTCCGTCACTCCAGTACTGCAGGTCCAAAGCTTGAGCCTTGCTATGCTGACTGCGAGATGATCCACCAATAGCTTTATTGAGTTGCGGACTACGATAACCACTACTAATACGAATAGGACCAATACCGTCCCTAAGAGGTTGTATGAGGTTGTCAATAAGGTTTTGCATGTTTTCCAAATGTTCCTGAGACATCTCATTTTTTATTCCTAATCTTTTAGCTGTGTTACTGTGCTCAATTTCTGCACGAGAGAAATTTTTACTTAGCTTCATTTTATTATTATTTATTTTTAATTCTTTCAAAAGTATTACTACCCTTACCTGTGAGTTTTACTAACTCATTATTAAGCTTAGTAGCTTCCTTAGAAATACGTCTCATTTCATTATTATAAGTACTATAATTTTTTCTATTTGCCCCTCGTCTTAGTAAAGATGCTTCCTCCCTTTTAAAAGCTCCTTCTAATCGTGCAATTTCAGATTTAAGCTTCTCAACTCTTTTTTTATCTAAAGGTTTTGGACCAACAAAAGGTTTATCTTTAGGTCTATTCATATCAGACTTTAGAATACCAATGCTTTTCTTTTTTTTAGGATCTCCTTTTTTAATTGCTCTCATAATATGTTTTTTTTAAAATGCTTCCATGACTATTTCATCTACAGAGTCTTGTACTTCTTTCTTAGTAGCCTCCATAGTCATCATTATATTTGCTTGAAATCTTTTTACCTCTTCGTTGTTGTTTAAAACAAGTAGCGTAGGTACTACTACTATCTTATATTCTTTTGCCCACCTAGAGTCTGCTGCAATATCAACTCTCTTTGTTTCGCAATCAGTTAACTTAGTTAACCAAGAAACTTTATTGGCATCATTAAAACTAGCATTAAATTCTACTACACATAAACCATCAGGAAAATCTTGTCCAAAACCTAAAGTTGGTAGTAGTAGAAAAAATAAAACCTTTTTCATAACAATTATTTTAATTGGTCAATCTTATCCTCCATCCTCAGCATTTGTGTTTTAATTTCTTTTACGTCATCTTGTGTAGTCATAATAGTTTGACGTATAAGCTGATCTTTCATATCATACTCCATTCGAGTAATTTCTGGGTCTGGAGGTAGTGGTAGTTTTTTAGCCTCTGCTATATCACTTTGAAGTACAAACCAACCACTAATTACTGCAGCCATTAAAACACCTATACCAGCTAGAGTTTTTAAACTTACCTGTACTGATGTATCTTCATTTAATTCTTTTGCCATTTTTAAAATATTACATAATTAATCCCTACACTGAAGTTGTGCCAATCTCTGTTCCAATATTTATTATATCTTCCTTCTACAAATATACCTAAACTTTTGTTAAATCTATAACCAAATATTAAACCTCCTGAATAATCAACCCACTGACCACCATTATACTTATGATAAGAGTATGTGTTTTTAGTGTCTAAGTGGTATGGCATAAGGTTTCCCCAAGTATGAAACCAGAAATCTTTTGTGAAATGATAATAGTCTAAACCCAAAATAAAGGAGTACTCAACAATACTAGATATAGAACTTCTTTGTTTTTCTACATAATTATTTATAACTTGTGGTATAACAACCTCTTCCCAAACAGCTTGACTGTTTGCTACAATATCACCACTAGGTGAAGAGTATTCTCCATCTAGACTAATAGAGTACCCCTCTTGAAGAGCTAGGTATGTATAATGAAGAGTTCCATTATCCAGTACCCAGTCCTCTAAAGGATTAAAGCCATAAGGTTCGGCAAGTCTTTGCACAAAACCCCCGTTAAAAGAAAGCTTACCGTCCCTTATCTTTAATCTAAATCTTTCTGAAGCCTCAAAGTATTTTATATCAGCAAAACCATCCTCAAGATACTCTACCTTTGTTACCCAACTATTTGCAACATATCTTACAAAGTGGTGCTGGTTTGTATAGTTAACACCTAACCGTCTTACAAAATCAGCCTCGAATAAATATTCAAATCCAGATAAGCGACCTAATGTTGCTGCGTCTGAGTACGAGTTCTCTGTACCGTTATAGAATGTGTTTGCTCTATTTTCGTATCCAAATCTTTTTATCTTTCTGATACCTATAGACATACTATAATCAAAAGGAGTTTCAATAACTTCTTCTTCTAACGAGCCTGAAGTAACTGACCATACTTGATTGTCAGATAAAGATGTGCCACCATTTACAGCAGCATAAAATGTAGAGTACTTAAATATATTATGTAAGCCTTGGGATAGGCAGGTAGTTGAAATAAAAAAAAATAAGGCTAGTAACTTTTTCATTTCTTTAATACTTTTGTCGTGTTAGTTCTACCTTCGTATGTAACCTTAAAAGTATATATACCTGTAGGTAATAAGCTTACATCTAATTGATTCAATCCTTTGTGTGTTTGATTTGTTTTTATTTTTATAATAAGTTTACCTGTTATGTCGTAAGCTTTCATAGACACAGGTCCATTTGTTAATATGTTTAACACGTCTCCCATAGGATTAGGATACATAACTATGTTGTGTCCTCTAAGTAAATCCCTTGTATCTAATGGACTATCTCCACTACAATGCCAATATAACTGTTGACATTTTTCATCCCAACTATTATTGCAACAATAAGGATCTACCATGATTACCCAAGAATAACAAGTGTCGTTTGACCAATATGGAATACCAGGACCATCAATACACCCTGCGTCATATAGACAATCATAGCTTTCTGTATTAGCAAAAGCATCATAATTGTACGCTGTGTTATCCATACACCCTTCTATAATCTCTAAACAATTATCATTACTTGTATTAGCTATGGAGTCATAATTAAACGCTACAGAATCTAAACATCCATATATAACTGGAACACAAGAAAAATCGTCTGTGTTTGCCTCCTCACTATAATTAAAAGCTTCTGGATCTGTACAGCCTAGTATAGTTGTAAAACAAGCTCCATTATCTACATTAGCATTAGGGTCATAGTTATCTGCATCAGGGTCCATACAACCAAAGTACAAGCAAGATTCGTCTGATGTGTTAGCTAGGTCATTGTAATTCCAAGCAGCCACATCCATACACCCATATACATAAGATTGACAAGACTCATCGTCTATATTAGCTAACGAGTCATAATTAAAAGCTAACTCGTTTGTACAACCTTCAACTGCAGCAATACAATATCCATAATCTGTGTTAGCGAGTGAGTCATAATTAAAGGCTTCAGGGTCCATACATCCCTCTACTACATCTATACAGTAATCACCACAATATGGTAGAGCATTATATACATGCCAAAAAGGTGGCTCAAAAGGTTGTAGTGCACCTGCACCATTAAAAGCGAATGGATTAGATCCTCCTGATATTAATAAGTCTAAAGCGTCATTGAATAAAAAAAAAGAGTTATGCATAGTCTGAAACTCTAACTCTTCTTGTGGCACCTGTGGTGGACCAATCTCAAAGTATCTAATCTGGACAGACATATCTGTTCTTAAGTATAACCACTTTACCTCTTCATATATTCCAGGACCTAGGGTGTACACTCCAATTAAACTGTCTCCTTGAGTAATAGCTAGTTGTGAGTCACCCCATCCATCACCACCAGAATCATTTAATACTAATCTGTATTCACATACAGGAACTATATCATTTAATGTTGCTATAGAGTCGTAGTTGTAAGCGTTCCAATCTATACACCCTACAATATGTTCTGTTTCACAGCTACCATCATCTACCTGAGCAAAAGGATTAAACTCCATGTAACCATTATTCATACATCCATACTCTATTGGAATGTCACAGTGTTCTAATTGTATTACTCCTGAGTAGGCTACAGAACCAAAATCTGCATCAGGCAGTTCCCATACAACATCAGGACTACCACAAGGCTCTAAGTCACCAAGTATAACAAAGCCACCATCGTCATTTTGATTGCCCATAGACCCAACCATACCATCACCATAAGTATCACTTAATATAAGTTCTACACCTGCTTCAGGTACGCATAATTGATAAGGTATTGTTGTGTTTGCTTGGTCGTAAGAATACTCTCCAGCTTGAACACTTTCAACTGGTTGACCAGTAGATATATCGGTAAGAATCCATCCTGTCTCTCCAGGATACTGATCTAACGTAACTTCTAGTAGCATTTTAGCCTCACCATCGCTACACTCTATATTGGCACATCCACCATTATCTATCTCAGCTAAAGGATTATAATTTACAGCATTTGGATCAGTGCATCCTATTACTGGAATATCACAAGACCCATCATCTATTGTGGCTTCAGGCATAAAATTTAAAGCCATAAAGTTTATGCAACCATAAATACTATCTAATATAACTATAGGGCAGTCACCGTCATCAAAGTTAAACTCAGGGCAATTAAAATAAATATCACTTCCATTCCAAGAGTAAGCACCATCATCACAGAAACCATCACCTATCCAACTTAAAATCTCAGAAGCGTCATTACCAATACAGTCTACAGGACCATTTGGCATACTATCTACAGGTAAGGGTATAGGTTGGGATTGAAGGTTTAAAGATATTAAAAATAATATCAGGGTAGTTTTTTTTAGCATTTCCATCGTCTTCGTGCTTGTCGGATTCTTGAGTTAGGGTCGTTTTGAGTTTTTTGACTACTTCTTTTTAATTGACCTAGTGATCTAGCACAATATGACTTACGTCTTTTAGCTGATTTACTACCAGGTTTTACTTTACCAGTTACAGCAGTTTTAAGTTTACTACCAGGATTTGCACGTCTGTATGCAGCGACACCCTTCTGTGTCATACCAGCTCCAGATTTTGTAGGTCTAAAGTTACCAGACTTAATACTAGTCTTTATACCCATTCCTTTTTTAGCTTTCTTAACTGCTTTCACTTTTTTCTTTTTATATCTTGACACTCTACCTTTAGTGTCTTTCTCTATTTGAGCTCTACGTTTTTCTCCAGGAGACAGTTCACTCCAAGTTGTAGGTGTATCCTTTGTTATTCTTTTAGTAGGGCGAAAAGTATTTTCTCCACCCTTATATCCTTTCTTGCCTTTGGGTGTACGCCAATCTTCTTTGAACCAGCGTTTAAGTCGTAAACCTGCTGCTGTCTTTCTAACCGCCATTACTTTTTCTTTTTAGAATAAAGTTTATCACCTTTCTTTATTACTTTATAACCAACAGCTCTTTCGTATTTTCTTGTCTTATATATAGTAGGATGTTTTCTACCTTTTAAAATTAAACCTGTTTCAGGAACTCTTGACTGCATGTGTCCAGTAGCGTCAGGTTTTATACCTCTTTTTTTAGCCTCTTCATAGTTGTACCCATATTTAAGTTGAGTTGACTTTTCTTTACTAGTTCCTTTTGCTTTATCAATTTTTTTATCTGCACCTTTATACCTGCGAATATCTTTTTTAGACATTTGCTCTCCTTTGTACATACGTCCTTTGGCAGCCTTTTTAGCATACCTTTCATCTAACTTTTCTGTTTTTGTTTTTTTCTTAATTGGTTTTACCATTACTTCTTTTTCTTACCACCTTCACCCCAGTTAGCAGCACCTACTTTTCTACACTTAGCCATTGCACCACTTCTATAAGCTGAAGTCTTAGGTCCGTATCTAGATACTACCTTGTGGTAGCAGGCATCTTTTACAGAGCCACCTTTCTTCATGCTTTTAGCTTTTTTCTTTCGCTTTACAGCTTTACAAGTACAACCTTTATGCATTATTTTTTAGCAAATTTTTCTACGCCAGAAATGCCAAACGAGCCTAACACAACCCACACGAAGGAGTCATATACAAACTCGTTTATTACTAGGTCTGTTCCAACCCAACCTGTAACAAGGTCAGCTATCATTATAAGGCACATAATAGCAAACGCTATAAAACCTACGATAGCTTTCTCATTCCAAGCGTTATCGTTTTTAAATATTTCCATTATTAATATACTTCAAAAATAAATTGAAATGTATAAGCATCTACAATAGTTGTTGGAGTACCAACAGCTATCCCCATAACGTATATAGATCCAGGAACCCCTGTTCCAGCATCAATATGAGATTGACTTGGATTAGATGTTGCAAACATATCTATACCACTTTGAATATAAGTTTGGTTGTCAGTATGATCTAAAGCTACCGTATTTGCACCATTTACATCTATTGTAATAGAGCCAAGTGGATTTGCTGCCTGAACTAAAGCGTCAGTGTTATTACCACCAGCTAAAGTAAATTTAACTGCAGCAGCACCTAAAGCTTCTACAGTTGGTTTTGTTTCAAAAAATAACAATGATATATCTAAACCCTCGTCATCTTTATCAAATACTCTTATTGTTTTAAGTAAAGAAGTTCCACCTGGGTAACAAGCGTTTGG